ATCGCCCGTCCGGCGTGTCGCCAGCCGGTACTGAGCAATCGCCACGCAGCCCATGGCGAACGCCTGCACATCGACCTCGGTCAGCAACTTCGCACGCGCCGCCATCGGCGCCATCTCACCCCAAACCTGCACCGCCTCCGGAGCAAGCCAGGCCGGCGGCGTCAGGTCATCCAAATAAGTAGGGTCAGGCTCCTGCTTGTTGAGCGCCCGCTTGCCTGGGTTACCGGCAATCAGCTTCAGCGCCGTAGGCTTGGTCGGTCGTGCCATTTATCTACCTCATCATGATCTTTGCCCCCCTCCCCCCATCCATTACGCGGCCCTGCGCGCGGAGGTATAGCTGCGGTCTTTTGGGGTTGGGTTTTGGGGATTTGATGCCCCCTACCCCTTTACCCAGTGATGGGATGGGTCGAGCGGGAGGCCTGTTAGGTCGCAGCCAACGACTCCACCGCCGCGCTCAAGGCGCTGCTTGTGGCTGTCGTGGCATTGCTTGCACAACGACTGCCAGTTGCTTGTGTCCCAGAACAGCGACTGATCACCCCGGTGCGGGACGATGTGGTCAACCACGGACGCCGGAACAATATGCCCGCGTCGCTGGTGATCGGCGCACAGTGGGTGACGACTCAAGAAAGTTGCGCGGGCCTTTTGCCAGCGACCTCCGTATCCGCGTTGAGCCGATGTTGGTCGCTGGGTCATGGCATCAATAAAGAACCCCGCTCAGAATCATCTGGCGGGGTTGTTGTGTGTCGCGCCGCATCGGGGTGTACCTGTGTTGCAGCTTGCCTGAAATGTACCTAAAAAGTACTGGCAGTAAAACTATTTCGAGAATTTGTTGCTCGGCTATTCCGCGCCTCGTCGCGTGCACCAAACCACCGGGCAATAGCCCGGTCAGCGTCTTCAAGGTTGCTCTTCACTGTTCTCTCGGCCCGGCACATCTTCTTTGCCGCAAGGTGGCGCGGCAGGCCTTTGGCATAGATCAGCGTCAGCACTAGGTAGAGGTGGCTCTGTGTCAACTTCAGCGACTCGACGGCGCTATTGGTTTCGCTCGCATCCAGGCTGTCAAGCGGGATGACGGACTCAGCCCGGCTGCCTTTTCCGCCCAGCCGAGAAAAGGCCGACTGCTTCGGATACCCGAGCCCGCCAGAGTCCTGCTGCGCGCACCACCGCGCCCAGTTCTCCAGCCTGTCACACACCCACTTGATTCGCGCCATGCTTCGCCTCCTCTTGTTTGTCGATGATAGAAATCTGCTCAATCACTTGCGCCTTGGTCGGTCTGTCTGGCCGCATTGCAATCGCCGCCAGGATGGACTCTTGCGCACCGCGCAGCGGCCTGGCTGAGCGCATGAGCCGGGCGCAGCATCTGGCGCAGCTCATGCTGTAGCCGCCCCAATGCTTGCGCGACTCAGCCGCCGTGCAGTTGCTGCAAATCACAGCCCAGCATCCCGCCCACGATGGGCCGTCTGGCGTGTTGGCAACTCGCCCTGCCACACTGCAAACCGGGTTTGCTCACCGATGTAGCTCAGGCTCAAGACGCCGCAGCGCCCTTGCCTATTTTTTGCCACGCTAACACGGGCGTAGTGCTTCCATTCCTCGCCCATATCGGGCCGAGACTGGATTGGCCGGTTGACAAACAGCACCACATCGGCGTCCTGCTCGATGGCGCCGCTGTCGCGCAAATCGCTCAGGCTCGGGTTTTGATCGACCCGCTCCTCCACTTTGCGATTGACCTGCGCCAGGCACAGCACAGCAATGCCCAACTCCTTGGCCAGCGTCTTGAGGCCTCGGCTGATCTCCTCAAGCTGATAGGCCCGCTGCTGCCGAGAGTCCAGCCCGGCCATGAGGCCGATGTAATCCACGATCAGCACATTGAGACCATGCAGCCGACGGATGTTGCGCGCCTTGCTGCGCACCTGGTTGATGTTGAGCCCGCCTTGGTCGCTCACGTAAAAACTCAGCTCCTTGGCCTGCTCGATACCCTCAACCACCCGGCCCCACTCCAGCCCTCCGCCGCGTGATGGCCGCTTGACGCTGGACAGGCTCACCCGCCCCAGCATGGCCGTAAGCCGGTCGCGCAGCTCGCTGTGCGGCATCTCCATCGACAGCATCGCCACGGAATAATCGCGCGCCATGTTCACGCCAATGGTCATCGCCAGCGCCGTCTTGCCCTGACTCGGACGCGCCCCCACAATCACCAGCTCACCCGGGCGCAAGCCGCCCTCCAGGTACTCATCCAGATCAGCCAGACACGTCGGCATCGTATTGCTCTTGCCGCTGGCGCGATCTTCAAGCACCGATGTGTGCAGCGTCATGCCGTCGGCAGCGCTCACCCACTCGTCGCGCGGCGCATCGTCAATCAGCTTGACCAGCTGGCCTTGCGCCATCTCCACGCGGTCCTCGATGCTGCGGCTATGGTCCTGCGCCAGCTCGGTGATGTCCGCACCAACCTCCAGCAAGGCGCGGCCCTTGGCCCGGTCAATCACCACCGCCGCATAGCGCGCCACCGCCGCCGAGCTCGGAACAAACTGCGCCATGGCGTTGAGCTCGTGCAGCTCGATAAACCCGCTCAGAGCAACGCCAACCGTGATCACATCACACGACTTTCCACCAACCAACTGCCGCTGGATTTCAGAGAAAACATGGCGGTTCGTTGCGTCGTAAAAATGCTCCGGCTTGAGCGTTCCGATGCGGTCAAACGCATCGTTGTCCAGCAGCAGCGCGCCAATCACCGCCTGCTCGGCGTCAAGGCTTGCGATGGCGTCCAGCGTGTAGGTTTCTGCCCTCATGCCCGGTCTCCGGTTTTCTCGATCACGTGCTTCATGCCCTTCTCGCTCAGTAGGAAATCGAGGTCACAAACCCAGCCCTCGTGCCCGTCGCCGCGCTTGCCACGCCCCATCAAAAAATCATTTTTCCGCGCCTGCTCAAAAAAGCTGCGCATCCACAAAATCGCCCCGTCCGCCGTATCGGCGCGCGGCGTTCCGTCCGGCTTTTTTGACGTCAAAACCCAGCGCCACGTCTGCCCGATGCATCGCCTCCGCTTATCGGTCATCAGCCTCACCCGGGGCAGCTCAGGCAACACGTCGTGGTAAACCTCGACCACCTGCTCCACCGGACAGCTCGGCAAAGCAGTCGCCGGCTTTTTGCTGGCGACAAGAGCCGTAGGCTCTAATACCCTCCCTTCCATTCCATTCCATTCCGTCGGCGGGATTCGGGGGGATTCGGCGGGGTTTTCTGGTGGCGGGAGTTTTGACGCGGAACGCTTGTCAATTTTCTGGTGTTTCTCAAACCCAAGAACCTGTAAAAACTCAACGCCATCAACGACATAGACGCTTATCAGCGAAGCCCGCCGAATCTCCCCAAGCAACTCCGAGCAATCTACGGAATCAGCCGGGAAGATTTGCATCTTGATCTTTTTGGGCGAGCAAACCATGCGCCCGTCGTCGTCGCAGAAGTTCCAGAGGCCGATAAACAGCAGTCTGGCGAAGGCAGAAAGCTCCACCACCTTCTCGTCCGTCCAAAAATCTGGCTTTATGGTGCGAATGCGGGCCATGTCAAAACACTCCGATATCTTGGCGCTGCGCCATCAGTAAAACATCCGGTCCTGCACCATCGGTGCACTCAGCGGCTCGATGTTGCGGCCCGTCACAGTGCAGGGGCGCATATGCAGCTTGTCGCGCACCAGGCGTCCAGCCGACACCAGCTCGTTAACACGGGCCGATATCGACGCCACCTCCACATCACGCCCATGCACCCGGCGCAGCGCCGCCTGCACCTCCTTCATGCTCAGGTCTTTCGCGCCAGAGCGGCACGCCTGCGCCACCACCGACTCGATCAAGTCGAGCAAAGACTTACGCCCCGGCATTGATATCTGCGCCAGAGAGGCGCGCGAACTGTCAGCGACATCCATAGGTATCTCCTTTTATCAACCAGCCGTCAGCGCCACGCACCCAGCGCATCGCCCAGCACAAGCACACCCCGCGCACGATCCGCCTCCACCAGCGTCGGTTGCTGAGGCTGAGCCACGTCGTACACCGATATCCACTTTTTGCAGTGCGCGCGCTTTTCATGACCCACCACCTCCAGCAGGCCAGCCCGTACCGAGTTCTCCACCGTGTACTTAACGTGCGCCCGCGTCGTCTGCACAGGCACCCGCTTGGCAATCTCCACCAGTGGCATTGGCCCCTGCTCATGCAGCGCCTGAAAAATCGCCGCGCGAATCTCACCGGCTGGCCGCATATCAGGCGGCCCTCAACGGGGCCGGCTTGCCATCCTGGTTGCGCCTGGACAGCGAGGCGCGCAGTGTGTGCAGACTGGAAATCAGCTGGCCGCAGTCCTTGTCGATCCGGGTCAACTCGTTATCACTGATCGAGCCGTCCGCCAGATCGACCGCCACCTCTTTGCATAGCTCGCCAAACTCGCGGGCCGTGTCCGCCAGGCGCAGCATGCAGTCATCCGTTCCGGTGCGGGCAGCATCGGGCAGCGGCACCAGCATCTGGCCCGCATTGGTGGCCCAGGCCGACAAAATGCGCAAGTCGCCAGACAGATCGGTAATCTTGGCCGCGTCCAGCAGCCCGAGCTTGGCCGTGCCGGTGGCCGTCACCTCATGGCTCAGCGTCGTCGGGCTCTTGCCCATACGCGGCGCCAGAGACTGAGATCCGCCCGGGTAGTCATGCACAACGTGGTATGCCGCATCGAGCAAATTCATAGCAGGGCTCCTTGGGGGTTGTTACAGACGGAATCCGTCTGCGCGGCCACACTGGCCACATGAACAAAGAATTGGCGAGCAGCCCGCCTGACTACACTGATGGTTCTAAGGCACATCAACTTCATCAAGGGGCTACTCATGAAACTGGAATACAAGCTAGAGGGCATACGTCTTGTCGGGGAATACACGTACATCACCATCACAGCCCAGTCGGACCCGAGCGATCAGGATGGCCACCCTCTTGGATCGGCCCGAATCTCAGTGGAAGTGCCTCTCGGGCCGAGGCATTCAACGATCGATTCAATTCAGAAAGACGGAATCGAATTAGCGCGTCGGCTTCTGAACGAATCAGCTCTAGAAGAGTGGATTCATGCTCAGCAAAGCAAGAGCTGATGAACTGCCCGCCGCAGCGCGGGCATGTAGCTGCTTGGGCGTCAGGCATTGGTGTCCTCCATGGTTGGTGGTGCGCCTTCGGCACGGGGCTGGGTGGCCTCGGGTGCATATTTCATTTCGAGCACCTTTTCCCAGGGCTTTGGCACGCCTCGCACTCGCCAGTTGCTGATCACGTTCTGACGAACATCGAGAGCGAGCGCCAGCTGTCCAACACCTCCCGCCGCCTTAATTGATGCTTCAAGAATGCTCATGGCCACAATTTATCACAATCGTGAGTGCCACGCAATCACATTCGCATCGTCACCATTGTGAATATGCAAACAATTGCTGATCGACTACGTTTTTCGCGCAGTGCCAAGGGATGGACTCAGGCCCAGCTTGCAGTCGCGGCCAGCGTCAGCACTGGAACGATTGGCAATATTGAATCCGGAGCAAGGCAGTCAAAAGGTAGTCTTCCCCAGATAGCAGAAGCATTGGGGGTAAGCCACAAATGGCTCGCCACTGGCGAGGGCCGTATGGAGTTGAGCGCAGAATCTGCTGCAACACCTTACCCAATCCTGCACGCACCGGCACAACTGGCCGACGCCATTGACCTACTGGCCGAGCGCATCAACGCGATTGAAGACGCCGATGCGCGCGAGCTGATCGCCGCCAGGCTGCAGACCCTGGCCCGGGCGCCCGACAGCGCCAAGGCCCGTAACAGCGTGCTGGAGTCTCTCGCCTGGAGCAACGCCGCCAAGAAGGCCGTGTCCGAGAATGCCGCAGCCACCGCGCCCGGCATTGTGGAACAGGTGCTTACCAAACAATTGACCGTAGAGTCAAAAGACTTTCACCCGGGGAGAACCAAGGTTTGACACTGCAATCCACCTCTGCGCCACTGCCGGGCATATACCCACTCATAACTTACCTGGACCCGCTTCAGAAAGGAAACGGCAAAGACAACCTCGGCATGGGATATACCCAGCATGGGGAGCAATTCCTGGTCAAAGATGGTGGCCGGCTTGGCGCCGCTGAATTCATTGGCGCCAAGGTGTGCGACGCCTGCGGCATACCCGCCTGCCAACCAACCATCGTGACCATCGAGCGGCTTGGCGCGCAGCGCGACGTGTTCGGCTCGCGCATTGAGTCCGGCGCCTATAAATTCAACCAGAGCAACGTGGACGAATGGAACAGGGTGCTTACGCAATGCGGTAATCCGGGGGCGTTTTCAGCCATGCTGGCGGTTGACCTAGTATTGGGAAATGATGATCGCCACTGGAACAACTGGCTGGTGCAAGAAAGCGTCGATGCGTCCGGCGCCAAGGGCTACCGGTTACGCGCTCTGGATTTTTCACGCAGCTGGCCCACGCGACACCCCGCCCAGCACCCGCTGCGGCATGCGCATCACAATACCTGGCAGTCCACCAAAGAATGGTCTTTACTGGGGGCAAATTTTGACCGCAGTGTGTTTCATGCAACCTGTGCCAAAATAAGCACCCTCAATGCACACTGGCTTCGCTCGGCTGTGCTGCACCAGATTACCGGTGTTTTTTTGACAAAGCCAGAGGTTGACGCATACTGCGACTGGTGGGAACGTAACCTGCAGCAGCAGGTGATAGAAACGATTGACTCGCTGGAAAACGGAGTTTGGCCATGAATACGACACACCACTACGTCGTGCTTCGCCTCGCCGCCGATCAGATGCGGGGTGAGGTAATAAACGTCGGCATCGTGCTGCTGGGCGGTGAACAGCAGGCACGCACCATCTTGATGGCAACCCTGAACAAGCTGCGCGCCATCGACGCCACCTGGAACGCCGCGCGCCTCAGCGCCTGGGTAGCCAATGTCAACACCATTCTGGAGCGCTACAACACGGCCAACGCCCAGGCGCAGGCGCTTGGGCGGTTTGGCTTTTGCGACCCTGATGCGGTCGGCATGTTTGCGGCTGACACGCCCGAGGAGCTGGCCGCCCAGCTGGCACGCATCAAGGCCGTCTATGTTGCCAATAAGGCGGCCGATGACAAGCCGAAACGAGAAAAACGCACACGACTGCAAACCGCTCTGCGTGAGCAATTCAAGCGCATGCACGTACTCGGCCATGAGATTGACGACATTGCCAGCCACCTTGTGGTAGCCAATGTACCGGTGCCTGGATACGATGAGCTGAAGTCTGACTTCGTCTACAAAAACGGCATCTACCGCGTGACGCAGACCATCGACTACCACGTAGCACCAGATTCGTTGCACAACAAGTTGGCCGAGGCCTGCGTAAAAAGTACAGCCGCCGAACTGGCGCTCAAGGCTTATGGAGAAAACACACTGCGCCTTGCCGTGCTTGACATACCCGATGAATTCAAAGATGCCACCGACGCACATGTTGACCTGCTGCTGGCACAGGGGTTTGAGGTGTTTCACTACGGGAACCAGGCAAGCATGGGGAAATACCTTCAACAGGCAGCCCCGCAAGGGGCTGTAGCCTAACTGATTATGAAAAAAACAACCTACTTGCTGATGGCGGTATTGTTCGTTTTGGCGCCTACTTTCGCAAAATCGGAAGAGGTGACGCTGTTCGGTGACATCACGATAGGCCGGCCGCTATCGATCCCGCAATGCCCCGAGAAGTACTACATGAGCAAGCATCCAAATTGCTACACCGGAAACGCCGCTTACTCAAGCGTGGATTACATCTTCAGCGATGGTAGGCCGGCGTACTTGTCTCATGAGCCAGGCATTGACTTACGCGGCGGCCTTGTGGCTGGATTGACAATGTTAACCAAAGGCGTCTCTGCTCAAAACGCAGCCTTTTCCACTCTCAAAGAAAAATTTGGACTACCAACCTCCAAAAACACCGACGACGTGAAAACAATGAGCGGAGGCTCTCACCAGATCATCACGGCAGAGTGGCGGCTTGATGGCGTCAGCATTCTATTCTCAGGAGCATCCGGCGCCCTTGACACGGGAATTATCTTGGTGCAAAACGCCGCCCTTGAGGAGGAGCGCAATAAGCGCGCAAATCGCAGGCCTATGTAACCCTTCAAAAACCCCGCTTCGGCGGGTTTTTTGTTGCCCTAATCCAAGTATTTACCCTAAGCACGAAAATAATTCTCACATTCGTGTTGACTGATTAACTCACATTCGTGATAATTCACTCCAACCCGCCAATGTCCGGCTGGCAAGGAGTGAAAAGTGCAGACATCCACACACGAGACAGCACGCCACCGCACCCGCCGCGTGGCTACCGGTGAAGCCGGAAAACTAGCCTACCCAAAACTTCTCAGCTCTGACCACCGCCTGTTCTGGCTGGCCGCCTACCTGCGCGACCTGGCCGAAGCACAGGCGCTGTACGACCTGTACATCGAAGTAACCCGCCGCAAGCGCAGCGAAGTTGTTAGGTACGCGACGATCGGTGCCTGGGGCCACGCCCGCAATGAGGCCTGCTGCATCGCAGACCATGTACTAAGGGACGGACTGATCCTCTTCGCCCACCCCGCCACCACCGCGCTTGACGAGGTGCCGGCATGAAAAAGTACCTCATCTGCATCCGCCCGGCCAACGCGCCGGCCTGGCGCTACACCGGCCTCTTTGCCCACAGCGTAGACGCCATCCTCCACGCCCTTGACGCCACCCAGGGCCAGCCCGCGCGCATCAGCGCCAAGGTGCTGGCATGAGCGCCCAGCACACCGCCCCGCTTCCGCTGCACCAGCACCGCTGCTACGTCACCACCGCCGACGCCTGGTGCCGCGCCTGCCTGCGCCATGCCCGCGAGCCGTGGCAGACCTGGGGGCCAGAAACGCCCAGCCAGATCGTGCCCAGCTCATACGACGAGGACTGCGCCTATATCCCCACCCCGGCCGCCCGCGCGGCCATCCAAACCGCCGAAAGCACCGCAACCCAGGAGGCCGCATGACCGCATCCATCTACCGAAACACCTGTGACCGCCTGGGCTGCTGCCAGGCACGTGAACCCGCCTGCCCCGGCTGCACCCACACCAGAGGCGCGCGCGACGAAGACCCCCCGCTCATCACCCCAGACGACGCCTACACCGCCGGCGCCGTACTCAAAGACGGCGTGCTGGCCATCTTGATCGTGCTGGTGGTCGGCTATATCAGCGGCTACCTGTGGGAGCTGCACAGCGACCAAATCATCTCCAGCGCCACCCAACTTGTGCAGCGGGTGCAGCCATGATCGGCCAGCCTACGCCGGGTGCGCCCGCCGTCATCGTCATAGCCGCCCACCGCCGCGCCGCCTTTGCGGCCATGCACTGGGCCGGGTGGACGTTTGAGGCCGCCCAAGCCAACGACATGCGCCGCCGCCTCATCGAATGCCGCGCCCACCAGATCGCCGCCCGCGAACTGGCAGCCACCCTGCAACCAACCCGCCAACCCGTGCGCCGCGTGCGCCTGAACGCCCGGGGCCAGGTAGCCGACTGGTGCACCCAGATCGTCATGGGGCCGCGGGTGGTGACCCAACAACGTGAACTTTTGGAGAAAGCATGAGCGCAAACAAACACCCGCACCTGATCGGCCTCACCGGCCGCGCCGGCAGCGGCAAAGACACCGTGCGCGAGCAGCTGGTGCAGTGCCATGGCTACACCGGCATGGCACTGGCTGACCCCATCCGCGCCATGCTGCGCGCCCTGCTGGTGGCCAGCGGCACCGGGCCAGAGTGGATGACCGACCGCGCCCTCAAGGAGCAGCCCATCCCGGCCATCGGCGCCAGCTACCGCCACCTGGCGCAAACGCTTGGCACCGAATGGGGCCGCAGCATCGCGCCCGACCTGTGGCTGCGCATTGCCGACGGCTACATGCGCGACATCCAGCGCGAGACGTTCTGCCACATGAAGTTCGTCATCAGCGACGTGCGCTTCCCCAATGAAGCCGCCTGGGTGCGCGCCCAGGGCGGCGAGGTCTGGCATATCAACCGCCCGGGCATCGAGCCCGTGCGCGAACACGCCAGCGAGCGCGTAGAGCAGATCACCCCGGACAGGACCATCGACAACGCCGGCACGCTGGAGGAGTTGGCGGCGGAGGTGGCGCGGGTGATGGTGGATGCAAGCGCAGGCGAGCCAGATACGCCGCTGTGCACCTGTGACCTCAACCTAACCCCTGAAGAACTCGACTTCAACAAGTGCAGTGCCTGCGGCGGGGAGCTGCTGGCATGACCCAAACCCGCCTCGGCTCCTTCATCGAAGCCTGCATCAATGTGCTGATCGGCTTCGCCATCAACTTCGTTGCCAACATGGCCATCCTGCCGCTGATCGGCTTTCACATCAGCGTAGCGCAAAACCTGTTCATCGGCGTTCTGTACACGCTCATCAGCGTGGCGCGCAGCTACGCGGTGCGGCGCTGGTTCAACGCCCGCATCCACCGGGCCGCTCAGCGGCTGGCGCAGGAGGCCGCATGATCACCTGGCCCGACAGCACCCCGCGCTCCATGAATGGCCCCTTCGCCATTCTGTACGCGCCACGAGCAACACCAAAACCAGCGCCGCCAAAGAAGATAAAACGCAATCGCACCGCCCGCGAGAAAACTATCGCCGCCCTGCGCGACAACACACACAGCCCGTTCTGCGTAACCATCGCCACGCAAGAGCAGGCAGACCGCACGCGGGCGATCGGAGGCCAGTCATGACCAAGAGCAGAGGAATTCTTGCGCCGCGCCAGAACTGGACGGCGGCAGAAGACGAGATTCTGCGCGATCTGTACCCAGATGTTCCGTGCGCTGACGTTGCCGCCTTTCTCGGGCGCAACCAGTCTGGCGTGTACCAGGCGGCCAAGCGGCTCGGGCTTGAAAAGAGCGCTTATTTCAAGGCAAGTGACATGTCAGGGCGAGTAAAGCGCGGCCAGCAAGACCCGCGCATGGCGGCCAGTCGGTTCAAGCCAGGAGCGAAGCCATGGAACAAAGGGTCGCACTACATAGCAGGAGGCCGCAGTGCTGAGACTCGATTCAAGAAGGGCGCAATGTCTGGTGCTGCGCAGCATAACTGGGTGCCGGTGGGTACGTACCGAATCAACGGCGAGGGAATCCTGGATCAAAAAATCACCGATCTTGGGCGCGGCCCACGCGACTGGGAGGCCGTTCACCGGCTGGTATGGAAAGCCGCCAATGGTCCTATCCCGCCGAACCATGTCATCGCCTTCAAGCCCGGAAAGAAGACCACTGTACTGGAGCAAATCACGATTGATGCCATTGAGTGCATCAGCCGCGGAGACATGTTGCGCCGCAACAGCTTCTGGAACAAAAACCCTGAAATAGCCCGGCTGTACCAGCTCAAGGGGCAGATCACCCGCCAAGTCAACCGCATTCAGAAAGCGAGTAAGCCAGCATGAACAATCCACACATCGATCAAGTCCGCCAGTCACTACTCGACACGTTGAGCGATCTGCGCAGCAAGGAAGCGCCGATGGACATTGAGCGCGCCAAGGCCGTTGCCACGGTCGCCAGCGTCCTGGTGGATACCGCCAAGGTTGAAAACGAGTACCTCAAGATCACCGGGCAGGATCGCTCCAACTTTCTGGAGCAGCCGGTGGATGAGTCGCAACGGCTCACTCAGTCCGGGAGCCCTTTCCCGGGCGTTACTGGCGTCATTCGCCACCGTCTGCAGGGGTGAACCATGGCCGACAAAGAACCTCGCCTGGTCAAGCTGCAACTCAACACTGCGGGCGCGTGGAAAGACCTGCTGCGCTTCGACATCGACGCAGTGGACGATCAAGCCATCCAGGTCGCAGCCGTGCAGCTCGTTGAGCTTGCATACCCGCGTGGCACGGCAAGCCTACGCATTGCCACTGCTGACGCATTCCAGACGGCCTTGGTGCGCTGGGATGCGAAGAACGGATGGAGGGCAGCCGCATGATGACCTCCGCCCAATACGTAGCTTGGGCCGAAGCCATGGAAGCCCAAGGCCTACGCGATGCCTTTGGCTTCCCCTTCACATCGGGTTTCGTCGCCGTTGAAAACGCCGATGGAACACACAAGCGCGACCAGCGCGGCCACCAAATATTTGAATCCTTTGCCGATCACAAGGCCCGCGTTCGCGCAGTGCCAGTCGGCCAAAACATGGAGCTATTCGCATGAAAACTGCCCACCGCACCGCCAGCCAGTACAAGCGCCGCTGGCAAGCCGACCCCGGCGCCATCTACCGCGTCATGGGCCGCCTGCAGCCATTCACGCCCGCCGAGCAACTCAACCTCAACCTGCCGCCGCGCGTGGCCTACGAGAGCCTGCGCACTGGCGCGGGTGAAGAGATGGACTTCCACACCCTGGCCGGCGCCGTCAACGTGGCCATGGTACGTGCCGAAGTCATCGACCCGCTGGCCGAGCAAACCGCCATCACCGCCCGTGACGCCCTCATGCGCTGCTGGCAGCGCCACCAGGCCACCGGGCGCTGGGGCTTTGATGGCCCAGCACTGCAAGACATCCCGCCCGCGCTGGACCTGTACGAGCAACTTCTGGCGCTCAGCACCCCGCAGCAAATGCAAGACGCTATGACCGAGACCATCCGCCGCATGGAAAGCGGCAACCACCTGGCAGCCGCCTGAATCTCATCACCCATAACCACACTGGAGAACAACATGGAAACCATTGAATCGACCCGCGAGTCTGAAAACGCCGTCATCCTCACACCCCCATCCTTCGGCGAATACTGGCCCGGCCAGGGCGGCATCTACTGCGGCACCCTGCCCGCTATGCACGGCCTGCCAGCGCGCCACATGATCTTTGCCAAAGACGCCGAAAAAACACTGACCTACGGCTGCTATGGCATCAACGTGCCAGGCGCAGCCAGCCGCATTGACGGACCCGCCAACACCGCCGCCCTGTTGGCCGCCAAAGCCGCCAACGGGCGCGACTACCCCGCCGCCGAATACTGCTCCACCTACGAGGCCGATGGCCACAAAGACTTTCATCTCGCATCACAGGCCTGCCTGTTCATGGCCTCGCTGTGCGCCCCGCAGATTTTCAGCAAAGACGACTGGCATCTGTCCAGCACGCAGCGCAGCGCCTACGGCGCCTTCGTCCAGGGCTTCGAGGGCGGCAACTCGGACTGGTCCCGCAAGGGTTACGAGTTCCGTGTGGTCCCCCTCCGCTGGATTCAACTTTAAGCCTTCAGCCCTTCAGCACTTCAAGCGGCGCAGCCGCTCGCAAAATTTTTCGAGAGGAAAGACCATGAAGAGAACCCCAACCCTGCCGACTTTCGGTGAAATCGTGCCCGGAGAGGGCGGTCGCCTGGGCGCCATCATGCGCGGCAATATTGTGGATGGCGTGCGCCAGGCCGACTACGCCATCATCGTGCCCAACCTGCCAGCCATCAAACTCCCCTGGGGCGAATACGGCAAGCAGATCAAGGGAGCCGACAGCCTGACCGATGGCCTAGCCAACACGCGGGCCATGCTGGCAGCAAATTGCCCGCCGGCGCTGCACATCCAGGGCCTGGAGATTGACGGCCGCCGTGACCTGTACCTCGGCGCCCGCGCAGAAATGTGGGCCCTGCGCGCCAACGTGCCCGAGCTGTTCGCAAAAGAGTGGCACTGGACCAGCACGCAGCTCAGCGCCTACTACGCCTTCGTCCAGGACTTCGAGGACGGCGTCTCGCACTGGGACAGCAAGGCTGACGAGTTCCGTGTGGTCCCCCTCCGCCGGATTCAACTTCAGCACTTCACCGCTTAAAAACTTCAACGGCGCGCAGCGCCGTTCGCGCAAAAAATGAGCCTCGCCCAAGACCTTGAAATCTACAAAGCAGCCGATGCGCTGCTGGCCCTTGCCTTGCAGGTGCAAGCCCAGGTGCCACGCGCCTATCGTGTGGCGGTGGGCCAGCGCATCAGCAATGAATGCGCCGACATCCTGCTCACCGTGGCGCGTGCCAACGCCGCCCGCGGCGCCAGCCGAGAGGGGCACATTGCTCAGCTTCTGGAGCGGCTGGAGGCCGCCATTGTGCTGCTGCGGGCCAGCCACAACCTCAAGCTCATCCCGCACAAGGTCTGGGCCGCGTCCATAGAGTTGACGGACAGCATCGGCAAGCAGGCCCATGGCTGGCTCAAGTCCGCGCGCAATTTTTCCGCAGCGCCTGCTGCATGACGGTCAAGGCCATCATGTCTGAGCGTTTTATGAATCTGGTCGAGCCGCTGGCCCACAAGGCCACCGCCATGCGCACCACGGATACCGGCGAGCCCCAACAGCTCGCGCTCTGGTCCGGCGCAGTTACCCCGCTGATCGACGCAAGTCTTCGGCTGGGCGACGTAGATAGCACGACACCACGCAGAACAGCGCCAACAACGCCTTCGTCCAGGACTTCGAGAACGGCAACTCGAACTGGAACAACAAGGATAACGAGTTCCGTGTGGTCCCCCTCCGCAGATTCATCCCCCAGCTCGGCGGCGGGCGGGGCCCCATTCACCATGCCAGACCTGGTGCAGGCCTGGCTCGACTGCCGGCGCGCCAAGCGCAACAGCGCCAGCGCGCTGGACTTCGAGCGCAATGTGGAGCACAACCTGTGCACCCTGCGCGACGAGTTGCTGGACGGCAGCTACCGCCCCGGCCGCTCCATCTGCTTCGTCATCACCCGGCCCAAGGCCCGCGAGGTATGGGCCGCCCAGTTCCGCGACCGCGTGGTCCACCACCTGCTGTACAACGCCATCGCCCCGCGCTTCGTGGCCGGGTTCATCGCCAATAGCGCTGCCTGCATCCCGGGCCGCGGCACCCTGTACGCCGCCCAACGGCTGGAGCACGACGTGCGCAGCATCACCCAAAACTGGAGCCGCCCGGCGCACTATCTGAAGTGCGACCTGGCCAACTTCTTCGTGGCCATCCACAAGCCCGCACTGCAAGCCCGGCTGCACGCCAAGGTGGCTGAGCCTTTCTGGCGCTGGCTCACAGACACCGTGCTCATGCACGACCCACGCACCGACTATGAGCTGCGCGGCAACCCGCGTTTGATGGATCGCGTGCCGCCCCATAAGCGCCTGCTAAACGCCCCGCCAGACACCGGCCTGCCCATCGGCAACCTCAGCAGCCAGTTCTTCGCCAACGTCCTGCTCGACGGGCTAGACCAGCGCGTCAAGCACCACCTGCAACACGCAGGCGGTCGCTACTACGGCCGCTACGTGGATGACTTCTACCTGCTGCACCAGTCGCCCCAGCGCCTCAACGAAGCGCTGGCCGACCTCACCGCTTGGCTGCCGGACAACCTGCGCTGCCACCTCAATCCAACCAAGACCATCCTGCAGCCACTGGAGCGCGGCATCGACTTCGTCGGCCAGGTCATCAAACCCTGGCGCCGCACCACACGCAAGCGCACCGTGGAATCCGCCGCCAAGCGCCTGGCCAGCATGCCGGCTGCCGATGTTTTCACCGCCGGCAATTCATACCTCGGCCTGCTCCGCCAGGCCAGCCACAGCCACGCCGACCGAGCGCGGCTGGCCAATGTGCTGCGCGGGCGCGGGCATGTTGTAGCTGGTGACCTCAACAAGATTTTCAGGAAGAAAGGCGCATGAAAACGAACCAAAATACCAAGGAGCATCCATGACGTCCGACCTAACCGATTCCGAGATAGACAGCATCTGCGACGGTTACGTGCAGAATGCAGCCAAGATCAGATACCTGCGCGGGCTGGGACTGACTGTGGAACGCAAGCCAAATGGCCGGCCGCTGGTGAACCGATCACATTACGACGCTGTCAGGGGTTGCGCGGCTGCCATTGAAAACGCAAAATCTGACTCCCAGCAGCCAGTATGGGGAGTGCACTGATGAAGCGAGACCGTGAGAGCGCAAAGGGTCTGCTGCCTCTCATGGAGGCGCGCCCGTGGGCTGACGGAAAGACCGTAACCTACCGCTACCACCCCGTAGGTGCTAAACCGATACCGCTCGGAACCGACCGACTAGCAGCCATCCGCAAGGTGCTGGACATACTTGGCCACACAGATGGGCAGGGCACCTTGAAGTGGATCTGGGAGCGCTACACAGATCCAGACGCGCCATCTCCACGCTGGAAAAAGCTGGCAGACATCACCAAGGCCGACTACAGGCAGGCCTGGAAGGAAATTGACAAGACTTTCGGCAAGATGCTGGCCAACCGCATCGACTCAACAATGGTTGCCAAGTACGTCCATATCGAGCGCGCCAGTGCGCCAAAGCGTGCCAATACCGAAAAAGCCCTACTTTCCAACCTGTTCGGGCATGGAATTAAATTAGGTGTCTGTACCGTAAACGCAACAATTGGAGTCGAACCGCACCAGTTGGAGGCCCGCCCCGAAGCGCCAAACGAGGTTCTGCTGGAGAAATATCTTGCGTGGCTGGCCCAGCGAACTCCGCAGCGCCAGATTGTCGGCATGGCCGCCGAGTACGCCAGCCTGGCCGGAAACCGCAAATGCGAGTTCCTGCAACTCACCTGGCCGCAGATAGACCGGGAGGCCAGAGTGATCAGAACCATCCGCGCCAAGCAGCGCGGCAAGAAGCGTGAGCAAATTGTGGAGGTGGTGAGCATCAGCCCGGCCCTGGAAGCTCTGCTGGTCAGGCTGGAGGCGATCCGCAAGGTAGATTGCCTCTATGTGTTCCCAACTAGGGACAATAACCACTACTCGGACGCCGGGTTCAAAACCCTATGGCAGCGTTGCGTGCTGGATGCCATCAAGCAAAAGTTGCTCACCGAGGAAACCCGGTTCACATTCCACGACCTTCGCGCGTTCTACGCCACGAAGCACAAGAAGGTGACGGGTGATCTGCCAGACCTGCACAAAAACAAGGAAACGACAGCCCGCGTTTACGACCGGAATGTGGAGGTTTTCAGGTCATCGAACTGACCTTCATTTCCCGCCGTGGGAAATTTCACGGGAAAAAGCACTGTATGGGAAATCAGTGCGCTACTAAAATGAGAGCGCCATCACTAAGGATGGCGCGGTGTTTGGTGGGGTGGCTGATGGGGCTCGAACCCACGACAACAGGAATCACAATCCACGGCAA